AATAGTTGTTTTTCCGCTTCCGTTTCTCCCTAGATACATACTGAGATTTCTCTACCATTACCCCCTCACCAAATACATCAAATATAACCAGCACCTTATCAGGGTAGATAATCACCTGAGATAAGTGCTCCAGCACAAACTCTACCTTAAGCTGTTCATTTTCATTGAGATACTGAGCTACCTCTGCATCAATATTCTCTCTCACTCTCTGGATCTCCACCAGATCCTCAAGGTTAGCCTTATTAGCCTCCACCTCTCTCTTGAGCTCTGCAATATGTTCATCAAGAGCCTGAGCTTTCCTCTGGTACTCCTCTTTAGTGAGGAGATTATCTAAATAGGCATCTAAGAGCTTATCCTTACGGCTTATCTCTCTTTGTAAATCTGCCTCTGTAGCCCCTCTGTTAGCCTCTGTAATGCGTTTCTCATAGGTATCCAGCCTACTTAGCATAAACTCTCTTATAAAGCCTGTATCAGCCTGTAAACGCTCAGAAACAATAGCCATAATCTCCATGAGGGCATTATAAGAGATATTCTCATTATCACAGCCCTCAGGATTTACCTCTCCAGCCTTACCACCTACAGCATCTCTAGCCCTTGTTTTCCTGCCTTTTTGCTGTTTAGTACTGCATACCCAATACTCCTCTTTAGAGGTTTTTGTTTTCCTCCAGTAAGGAGCTCCGCACACCCCACACACCAGCTTACCACTAAAGGAGTAGCCGCTTGTTTTCTTGCCCCGTCTGTTAGAGCCTGTAGCTACTACCCGCTCCTCATGGATTTTCTCTATCAGAGCCCACTCCTCCTCAGTAACGATAGGAGGGAGAGCCCCTTTTACATACACCCACTCACTCTCAGGGAGCTTAATAGTTTGCTTACTCTCAAAATCATGCCGCTCTCTGTTAATTATCATTGTGCCTACATTTTTGCAATCATACACAAACTTAGGAATATCCATAGGTTTCCACGGCTTACCTACTGTATTTCTGTACCCTGCATCATTGAGCTCCTTAGCAATCTGAGTAGAGCCTTTCCTAGCCATGATACCCTCACACATCAGCCGCCTTACCTTAGCTTGCTCAGGGTTTATCACATACTTACCATCTACCTTATCCCAGCCAAAAACATTACCGCTACCCTGTAGATCTATCTCTAAGCCTTGCCTAGCCTTTTCAATCCGCCCATCATGATAATTATGGAGCTTTTTGGAGAGGTTTCTGCTAAACTCCTCCGCTATGATAGCCTTAATGCCTGTAATCAGAGCATCATCAGGGCTATAAAATTTATTATCAAGATACATATAGAGGATCTTTCCTGTCTGTACCAGTCTGTTTATAAATAAATACCAGTCCAGAGTATTCCTCATGAGCCGCTCTTGATCCTTGATAACTACTACATCAAAAGCATCCCCTAAGAGATCCTCATAGAGCCTCTGGTACTCATCCCGCCCCTTAACCATAGTACCAGACTTACTCCGATCTATATACTCATCTACCTTTTTCCAGCCATGCTTAATAATCGTGTTCCTGTTTTCCTCAATCTGGAGCTCTATAGCGTTAAGCTGTTCCTCCTCCGCTGTAGATACTCTAGCATAGAAAACCGCCCTTAATCCCTTAGTATCCTGTGCTTTCCTGTAAGCCATCCTGTACACTCCTTTATAAAATCCTTTCCTGAGCCCCTGAGAGCCTCTCAGAGCCGTTTTAATTGCTCAGGGGTATAACTGCTACCCCTAACTCTTAAAGGCTCTCTGAGGGGCTTTTATTTCAGTCTGTATCTATTATATACCAGCTATATAAAAATAGCAACAGAAAAACAGAAAAAAAAAGGGGTACAAGCCCCTCAAAATGAGTAGCCTGTACCCCTTAAAGAAAAAGGAGAGCCTTACTTTAACATCTGATTTACTCTTTTCTGTACCTCTGAGTAATTGTAGCCAGCGGCGGTAAGGCGGTTTTTTCTGTCCTGACCGTTACCCCAATCTCCTCTAATAACCTCTCTTGCAAGCTCATCAATAGATTTCTTTGCAGGAGTAGAGGAGGTATTAGCGGTAACATCCGCCTCATTTACCCAGCCATACACTGTAGAGCCCTTACCAGCCACCGCCTGTAAGTGATAAGGATGAGGCTTACCCTCAGAAATGCGGGTAACTTTAGCCAAACCAGCCTTACAGCCCTTAGCTGTAGCCCCTGCATAAGAGCTAGTATAGTGGAGGCAACCTGTAAACTTAACGGTATCTCCCACCTTAAACTTGAGCTTTTGAGTAGGGGTAACTACAGGCTTATCCACTGTAGCACCGCTGGAGCCCAGCTTTTTATTTACCGCCTCTGCAAGCTGAGTATAGCGGTTATACAGCCAATCTCCAGGGCAAGACTTATTAGCAAACCACCTATGAGCGGTAAGGATAGCCTCACCTTTCTTAGGGGTATAAGCTAAACTGGTATCCTTATCTCCCAGCCAGAGCAACTTACTAATCCCATTACGCTTACAAATATCAGCACAAAGCTCCACCAGCTTATTATATACTGCATTATTCATAGCGTAGGGATGAGTTTTATCAGAGGCACACTCAATAGTGATAGCTCTCTGATCGTTAGATGAGCTGGAGCTACACCAGCTCCTATTAGCCTCATCCACAATCAGGCATACTCTACCCTCTGTGCCGATACCGTAGTTACAGCTAGCCTCTCTGCCCTCAGGGAAACACGCCCCGATCCTTTCCGCCGATAACTGACCTACCACACAATGAGGCGTGATACGATCAATTTTATGTGTTCTTTTGCCACTGTGATTAGGGCTTTTCACAGTGCAATCTACTAACGGGCTATTTGTATATGCCATTACACAATACCTCCTTATAATTATTTGCATAGAATAGGAGAGCCCCACTGAGGAGCTCTCCGCCTGTTTTATTCCTTTTCGGTATCCTTAATAGTGGTATCTGTACTCCTGATAGTATCCAGCAAAGAGGGGTTACTCTGGAGCATCTTTCTCATCTTTTCCAGCACCTCATCTACCATGAGGCTAAAGGTTTCAAAGGATACCATTTTAGCCAGCCAAGGGAAACGCTGTACAAACGCATCATAAACCATAGAGAGCTTAATTTTGCCTGTACCGCCGCCTAAGCTAGCCTCTGCCTGTAGCACCCAATACAAGAGCCACTCCTTAACCGCCTCAATCTGCTTAGAGCTAGGCATCTTTACAAAGCTGTAAACTGTAGTACCCACTACCGCCGCCCCAGCTACCGCTACCACGATGATCCACCAGTTATCCGCTAACCAGTCCATATCTGTACCTCCTAATAATTTTGTATGTCAATCTCTTTTTGTATTGCCTCCTCCAGAGAGCCATCCAGCTTACCCTCCAGCATAGCATTAAGCTCATCAAGCTCCTCAGCCACACTATCATAAGCCTCCTCAGGCACCAGCTTTTTAAGCCGTATCTCTAGCCTCAGCTTGAGTAAAGCATACCTTATCTTACCCTTAGCCAGATTTTCAATCTTAGCCTTGTTTAGGTAAAAGATAATGGAGGCACCAAAGATACCTCCTGTAGTGATAATTGCTTGCATGGAGTAACTGCTAACATCCAGCCCCTCTCTAGTAGCACTCCTCACATCTAAAAGCGTGAGAATAAAGAGTAAGCAAGTAATGATAACAATTATCTTAGAAAACTCAATACCATGCTTTTTAGAGTTTCCTGTAGATCTTCTGGATCGCCTCCTATGCTGTACACCGTTACTCATAAGTACCACCGCCTTACTTAAGCCCCAGAGTAACCGCAAGGTATCCCAGAATAAGAGTAACCAGCCCCGCTACAATGAGCCACTTAAACTTATCCCACTTTTCCCCATCCTTGTTTTCCAGCTTATCAAGCCTCTGGATCGTTTCATTGAGATCCTCTCTCATGTGCTTAGTTTCTAAAGCCAGCTCTTTAATGGAAACGATGAGATCAGTGTTTTCCTTGAGCGTATTCTCTACCTCATCAAGCCTATGAGTGTTGCTTTTGGAGCGGTTTTCAACCTCTGTAAGCCTGTGCTCATACTGGATCTGCTCTTTCTCATCCATGAGAAAACTCCTCCTTTCCACAATGGTAAAGGGAGGGTTTTCACCCTCCCTTTGTTACTCAGCCAGCTCAGGAACTTCCAGATCAATGAGGATCTCCTTTACCTGTTCCTTGATCTTCTCAGGAACATCCGCAAAGACCTTTTTACCCTTTACAATCAGGGTAGCATAGATCACAGCCATAGTATTAACCTCCTTTCTGAAAATGGTATTTAAGAGAAAATTGATAATCATATCAATTACTCCTCAGCACTAAGGAGCTTTTCAACCTCTGCCCTAATTTTCTTAGGCACATCCTCCAGCGTTTTAAGCCCCTTTTTGATAAGCTCAGCATAAATCTTAGCCATTGTGATAAACTCTCCTTTCTGCCTTAAGGCATCATCTCATACAGCTCTACAAGAGCCATCTGAGCGGCGGTTACTTGCTCATCAAGAGAGCTGTTTTTCTCTGAGATCAGCTTAATATACTCATCCTTATCATAAACAAGCATTTCAGCAATCTCCCAGCCGTCAAAACCACCCTCCATACCATCCTCTGAGGGAGCCTCATGGATCTCCGTGATACCGTTATTGAGAGTAACATGGTACTCATCAATTTCCAGCGGCAACACCTCAGGAGCGGTACTCCTGACCTTTACATATTTTTGCATTACCTTTTACCTCCTTAAGATAATAATTGTGCATATATTCTACATTAGGGGCTACATATTTCTGAAATAGCCTATAGCTATCACACCATTTAAGCCACCCTTTGTAACTGTTAAATGAGCACCATTCACTATAAGTAGGGCTGATACCCTGAGCCCTTTTAGCAGAGCAAGCTAACATCTTTCTTTTGAGCGTTTTGCAAGTCGATTTTCTGAGGAGCGTGTACTCACCAAAGAACCGATAGCCCACAAAATCAATACCTCTTACCTTTGAGGGGAATACTTGCCAATTATGCTTAACCACCTGTTTTAAGTGACCTGCAATAAACTCATCCAGATCCCTCTTGAGGCTATGGAGCTCCTCTTTACTTGAGCCGAAAATCACCATATCATCCATATACCTAAAATAGTACTTAACACCCTTAACCTCTTTGATCCAGTGATCTACCTCTGAGAGATTAAAGTTACCATCATACTGAGATACATAGTTACCAATGGGAATACCCACGCCCTCAATAAACTCTCTGCCGTTATCGTCTATGATGATATTTACACAAACGCCTAACCGCTGGAGGATCTCAATGTTTTCCTCAGTAGCAGGACAAGTACTAATACTATCTATGATCTCATCCAGTATCCAGATAAGCTCCTCATCCTTGAAAAGCTCTCTAAATTTAGCCTTTAGCACATCATGTACAATCGTAGGATAGTACTTTCTTATATCCAGCTTTAAGCAATATGCTGTACCCTCAGGATCAGAAACTAAGATACTAGGTATCCATTTCTTGAAAACTACCTTACCATTTTTCTTAACCTTTTTCTCATACCCTCTCAGAGCCTTAATGATAGGCATAGCTCCTCTTTTCGGTATGGCACTGTAAGTATCTTTAGTAAAGGTTTTCAAAAGAAAAGGCTCTATCACCTGTAGGATAGCCCACTGACAAACTCGATCAGGATAAAAGGGGAGCTTATAAATCTCCCGCTCTTTATTTCCCTCTACTTTAGTGAAAACCTCATAGGGAGAGGTTTTGTAGGTATGATTTATCAGGCTTTCTCTGAGCTCATCAAGATAATGATCTAAGTCTTTCTCTACCTCTTTGACCTCTGCATACCATCCCTTACCCTTTTTAGCGTTTTTGTACGCCTTACGGAGGTTATCCTTTGAGTAAATCTTAGCAAATAGGTACTTTGTACCCTCCATAGTGCTCACATCCCTTTTGTATGTGCAAAAGGAGGAGCCAGCTACCCAAAGGATAGCACCGCTTTTCTCCGTGCTTACTTCCAAGTATCAGATCAAACAGTTTACGGAGTTTCCCGCACATAGGCACCTCCTTATAGCTTTTTTACCAGCCCTTTGATACCAAAAGGCTTTTTATGTTCTGCCAAGAGGCAAGGTAACTGTATCTCACTTATAGAAAATAAAGAAATTGCACATATAGTAAGTGACTGCTGATACTCCGATTACGATTAGAGGAGGCATTATTACCATTCAGATAAAAGCCACATATAGAGCCATTATTCCACTTACCGCCCAATTTAGTAACTAAGAACCTTTTACAGTTACCCTTTAACACAAAGGTATAGCAAAGGAGAGCCTTTTACAGCTCTCCTTTACCACCCTGTATTAAACTAATTTTACGCCGCCAAAGACTGAGGCACATACAGCAAGCGACCGCCGATACCCCGACCACGATCAGAGGAGGCATCAATACCATCCAGAAAAAAGCCACACATAGAGCCATCAGACCACCTACCGCCCAAACTAGCAACCAAGAACCCGTTATAGGTGTAATTCTGATAAGCATAGTTACCAGTAAATACATCATTACCAGAGCACCTAGTAGGAATGAGCATATCAGGGTAATTAGGATCAATGCCAAAGCGATCCTGATAGCCATTACCATGAGTGAAATTAGCTCCAAAGCACTCATATCCCTCAGTAGTATCATCCGCCACCGTAGCCCCCGCTTTATGGAGCCACACCTCATTTACACCCTTAGCCAGAATGTTAATGAGATCAAGCCATGTCCAGATATTACCCCAGAGATTTTCCTCTCCTCTGTAGGATACGGAGCATTTACCATTTACACCGCCGTTAGGATCAATGCCTGAGCTATTTCCCAGCCCAGAGGTAGCTCCTGTAACCACCGCCATATTAGACTTGCCATCATCTGTAAAATCACAAACTCCACGCCCTACCGCTCTCTGAGCATCCAGAGTAGCATACTCAATCATGAGGAGCCACTCAGTAACCGCCATAGCGTAAATACTGTGACTTTGCCATCCAGCCCCTCTATTATTGCAGAGCTTACGCACATTAGCTCTAGTGAGGTTTTGTGTTAAGCCGCTTGCAGGCTTAGCCCCCGCAATACTGCAAAGCATATCTGTAGCAAAATCCGCTACCTGTTCATCTGCCTTAAGATAGGCTGTAGCACTGGTATCATAGATAGATCCCTCAAAAGCTGAGAGGTAAATCTTGTCCTGATAAATCCCATGCTCATCCATAAAGGCTCTAGGAGCTGTAAAACCAGCTTTAGGAGTAGGGGAGATATAAAATCTTGCCTTAGTGTACTGCTTTCCTCTACCGCTGGAGGCATTTTCGCCCTTAACAGGAACTGCCTTAATGTAGAAAATAGGCTGTTCTACCATCACCTGTACCTTAGTACCAATGGGATACTCAGTACCGCCTACAGTGATAGCCTGAGTAAGGGCTCCAGTTTCCGTATAACCAGCATCTCCACGGTAAGCCAGCATTACACCGTTATCAGTAAGAATACACCTCTTTCTACCGCCCCACGGGGTAAGGGCATCAAAATCCGCACCAGCGGTAAAGTTACTGCTACCAGCAACCCTAGTAAACTTTTTACTTGCAAAGTCTACCTCCACGCCGTAAATATTATCCTCCTCATAGCCTACAAAGCTCCTTACATCGTCAACCTGTTCCTGCAAATTGATGATCTGAGCCACTGTAGCCATAGCCGCAGGATCTACCTCTACAGTAACCTTAGAGGCATTAGATACCGCCGTTACCAGATCCACCAGCAAAGAGCTCACGCCGATCCCATTAAAGGGCGGCATCCAATCCGCTGTAGCTGTACTCTCATCAGCACAGGAGATACTATAGCAGATCTCCCCATCCTGAGGATCTGTAGCATACAAGCCGATAGTACGCACATAGTAACCAGCGGTAAGAGCTGAGTTAGAAAAACTAGCACTCACCTTTACATTACTATCATTCTGCCTTACCACGCTTGCTACCGCCGTACTCTGTCTGATAGTACCGATCCCTGTCTTACTTGCAATATCGCCGCTAAGCAGGGTATCACTCACAGCGATCTTAGTAAAGACCAGCTTAGTAGTACCCGCTACCACCTTAGCAAGTAAGGCTTGCCCTTTCTTTGTGATTACTGCACTCTTAAAAGCACCCATTTTTGTAACCATCCTTTCACTTTTAATTTATTGTAACCCTCATAGCACCGCTCACAGAGCCAGCTACTGAGGTATTACCAGTGTTTGATACTTTGCTGTTTATATCATGAGTAATGATCCGCACATTAGCCGATCCAGCACCTATACCCACGCTCAGAGCCGCCTCACTTTCATCCTACAAGGTTACATCATGTGTAACCATGCTGAGCATAGCCGTAGAATGTGCTACCGCCTCAGATAGAGGAGATACAGTAGCTACCTTGCTCTCCAGATCATGAGTAATAATATGAGTACCAGCTTTAGTAACCCCCACGCCAAAGCACATAGGAGCGGCTATATCAGCCTCAGCCTCAATATCATGAGTAATACAGTACCCTAGAGCGGTACAGCATACACCGCCCACATAAAGGGTATTAAAAGGTTTTGCCTCTAAGATATTTGCAAGCTCCAGCACCAGATTACAGGGGAGCATATCATCAAGAGTACTAGCCACCATATCAAAGGCTCCAGTTACCCCTAAATGAGTAGTTACCCTCAGCCAGTACTCTTTATAATGCTCCTCTAAATCAAAGGCATCCTCAGAGCCGCAAATACTCACCAGCCGCCTATAGAGCTCAGGCTCAGTATAGGGTACATAGTTATTCCACTTTGTAAGCACCCTAAAACGCCTTGTATCAAGGGTATCCGTTTCCTCAGGCACAATCCCCATCATATCCTCAAACCGCTTAATACCGTACTCATCAGCACTCTCTATAAAGAAATTTGCAAGAGTACGATCTATAGCGGCTAAGATATATCTGAGCTCAGGCTCCTCAGTTTTAGCGATCTCCTTAAACTCTTTCAGCTTACGGAGTAGAGGCATCCAGTAATTTAACAGGTGTACCTCTTTCGCCATTACCTTACCTCCACATTTCCTATAACAGGTATTTCCTCTATATTGAGGGGTAGATTTTCTGTACTACCGTTTATTTTGGTATTCAGCACATCCAGTACCCCATCAATATTTAAGATCCTGTTTTCGATCTGAGAAACACGCACAATCAAGTTACCATTTTCCCACGCTTTACGCATCTCCAAAAGGTATCCCTCAATAGCCTCCTTAATCTTTGCCTTAACAGGAGTAAGAGTGTAACCCTCAAGCAGAATAACGGTACAAGAAACATTGATTGATCTCTCCTCAGCCCCTACTACCGTTACAATATGCCCTATAGGAGCTATCCCTGTTCCCGTACCCTGAGGAGCTGGATCTATAGCCTCCTGCACAAAGGCAATCAACTCAGGAGTAGGCTTACTAAACTCACTATCAATGATAATGAGCTTAACTGTACCTCCTCCAGCCCATACAGGGATAACCACTGTACCCCCTACACCATCAAGAGAGTTAGTTTTTTCCTTGTAATCCTGTTTATTGCCTCCAAACGGATTAGAGCTGAAAGAGGCAAAGTACTTTTTACGGAGGATCTCCGTATCCTCATCATCCTCAGCAGGGATCAAAAGCTCAATCAAAGAGCCCTCCAGATCATTAGAAATAAATTCAATGCTGGAAAGCTCTCCAAAATGCTTATTACCATCTGTACCCACCGTTTCACACTGCATTTGATAATAGTAATACAGAGCCTCCCCCTCACTCTTACTCTCAATAAACTCAATAGCCTTATAATTGAGCTCATCCAGATTAAAGCGTGATTCAATGGGGATCTCCATATTAAACCTACCCTTAAGTACAGCATGAGTAGCAGGATGAGGGGTAATACCTCTCTCAGCACACCTCTTAATGAGGTATTCTCTGCTAGCGGTATCTGCATAACCATCAGAGATAATCCCATCAAGCAAAATATATATATTAGCGTGTTCAGCAGATACAGGGGCTATAGCGTTCATAATCAGAGAGCCCTCACGCTTATCCACATCAGCTCCTACTCTAGCAAGAGATCTTTCAAGGATTTTCTCATAAGTTTGATCCTCATACATCCATACTCACCTCCTTACTACCCACATCTGTAATCATCCGAAAACGGATATACAGCATTTCATTAACCTGATTTACTGTAAGATCCTCTATGCCTGTGATATGCTCATTGATAAATAAGCACTCCTCAATATACCTTTTCACCTCAGAATAAAGGTAATCCTCATCAAAGCTATAGCCTATGAGGTTAGTGTACTCCTCTCCGTACTGCCAGCTATAAATAACCCACCTGTACCGCTTAGCCTTAAGAGCTAAATAAGCCCACACACAGAGAGCATCCACTCCAGTAACGATCCTACCAGTAAGCCGCCCTGTCTTAAAATCCAGCTCATACTCACGAATAGAGGAGGCTGTTACCTCTGGAGTAGCCTGAGCTATCTCCTCATCTGTTACAAAGGGAAACAAGCTCATATATCACGCCTCCTTTACCCTTGCCAAAATTACAAACTTGTTAGTATCATTGAGCCTCTGTACTGCTACCAGATCACCCTTTTTCAGCCCATCAATATAAGTGATCTTAGCCTGAGTGCTCACTTTTGTATCAGGATCATGATACTGCCCTTGAGCATCCACGCTACCAAAAGGATCATTTTGAGTAGTATCTACTGTAACTCCAGATACATAGGGGATCTTAATCTGTCTGGTATAACCAGCTATCAAATAATCCGCTATATACAAATCCTCAGCCTTAAGTACCAGATCATCAATCTTTACGCTGTTAGGGCTCTGCATTACCCCTAACTGGAGGGTAATGGGGTTATCCTTTCTACCCTGAGCCCTCATCATCTCGATCATCTCAGCATAAAAGGCATCATTTTTCATTTCTCCGCCATCAGCCATACACGCACCTCCTAACTAAAAGAGCCCTCATCAACCCAGCCCCAAACATGAGTTTTACCCCAATCCTCAGTAACTAAGTGATAAGGATGAGCTGAGCCCTTGTTAATGATAGTGATCTTAGCTGGACCAGCGGAGGGAGAGCCGCCTGACTTAGTAGCCGTAGAGGATACATAGTGATTACCACCGTTAAACTGTACCACATCTCCAACCTTGTACTCTTTGCTCTCTGATTTCTCCTCTTTTTTCTCTTGCTTTTCCTCAGGTACAGGAGGATTTTTCAGAGTAACAGTAAGGCTCATAGTGCCTACCCCATTCTGATAGGTATGAGTATCAGCATCTATCCACACCTCACCGCTCAAGCCTGTAGAGCTATCTTTTACAATAGCCCCAGCTCCAGTAATAGCCCCTGTGAAGTCGATACACTCAAGAGTAAAGGTTTTCTCTACCCCCTTAAACATACTCTTAGCCGTAGTGGTAGCATCCTTGCCCTCCTCTTTTGTGTACACCTCTTGAAACACACCATATTTCAGATCTGCATCATTTTGTACCATTCCCTGAGGGTTTCCCTCTCCATCATAGATCTTTACCCTGTTTACCATGCTGTTAAGGGTTTCCTTGTATTTGCTGGAGATGATATTACCATCATCAGCAAGCTCAATCTCACACACTAAGCCACCTACCAGCTCCACACAGAGCTTACCCTTTTTGGCACGGATAATATAGCTCTTTCCATTTTGCTGAGTAGCCTGAGTGTATGCCTCTGAGATGATTTCATAGATTGTTTTTTGCTGTACAATGAGTTTCTGAGAGATCCCTGTACTAGCCAAAGAGCCTACAGGGATCTCCAGATCATTACACACCATTTGAGCAATCGCCTCAGCCGTTTTACCGCTGAAATTATAGGTAGCCTTACTCTTGAGGGTATAAAAGAGAATATCATAGGCTACATAGCTAACAACACCAGTAACACTACTAGCCTCTCTTTCTGTGATAAACCCTCTGAAAAGCTCTGTTTTTCCATCATCATCAAATAGGTAGATAGGATCTGCAAGGGCTATATTGAGTTTTTTAACATTCTGATCCAGAGGAGCATTTACTATCTTGAGCTCCAGCTTTCTAGCCATTTCAGCCTTAGAGCCGCCCCAGCTCATAGCACTGATATACTCTGTTATATCTGTATCTTTGTGTAGTACTTTCACCCTTACACCTCCCTTTAAGGAATAGTAAGAACATCACCAGCATAAATCAGATTAGGGCTCCGCTTAGAAAAAATTTGCTGATTAGCATCTACCAGCTTTTTATACTGAGCCCCATTACCGTAATACTGCTTAGCGATATTCCAAAGACAATCACCGCTTTTTACTGTGTACTGTCTAGGAGTACTGCCTGTATTCTCAGGGGCTTTAGTTTCCCTCTGTTTAGGTGGATCTGTTTCTACTGTGATATTTGCCTTTTTCGCCTTTATCCTCTTATACTCCTTTAGAGCCATTGTAAAATAAATATCTCCTGTAGCATCCTTTTCACCCCAATTAAAGCTCTCAATGGTACACTCCATATTAAGGTTTCTGCCTATTACAACTCTACAAGGCTCTCCAGATTTTCTCCATCTCTCAATCTTTTCCACAATAGAGAGCGGATCTCCAGCATAGCTAGCAAAGTTATAATTTTTAGCGGGAAAGAAAGAGCTAAGAGATACCTCCCTTAGCCCTGTTTTTCCCATGAGGTTTACATCACCAATTTGAATTACATTAGTTACCGTATTCCGATGAGATACGGAAACTGTATAATCTGAGGGGTTTACAGGCAATACCAGCCTATCCCCGCCCTTTTGTAGAGTAAAAGACATTTTCCGCACCTCCTTTAAGGCATATTAGGTACAAGTTTACGGAACTTAGTAACCATATCCTGTACCACCTTATCCACATCCGCCTCTTTCTCAATAACAACGGTATCCGCCAGCTTTTCAATAGTGATATTAGATCCTTTATTCTCCTGTTTTACCTCTGTAACTTCCTGTACATTATTGATAGGCTGAGGAGCTGTAGTACCGCTAGTTATAGGCTTGATAGTAGGATCAAGCTCTATTCCTCTGGTACTCATCACCCTATCATATTGATCCGCCTGATTTCTGGTAAGTACCTTTTCACCCTCATGTAGTACCGCTGGATAGTTATTATACGGTACACGATCTTTACCATAGGCAAAGCCTAACCAGCCGCCTACTGTATCAATCGCTCCACCAATCCAGCCGCCCACCGTACTCAGAGCATCTCCCAGCCAGCTTAACGCACTGGAAAGAGCATCAAATACAGGGCTCAAGGCGTTCCACACACTCTCAATAGTGCTCTGAATAGCAGGGAAAACCGCCTCCACCACGCTCCATAGGGCATTAAAGATAGTCATAGCCAGATCCAGTATAGGGGATACCACATCCCACGCCGCACTAAAGACCTGAGCCACAATCTGTACCGCACTCTGTATAATGGGGCTTACCGTCTGGAAAATCTGAGAGAGCACATTGATTACAGGCACAATCACAGTATTGATAACCTCAGCCACCTTAGCTCCTACCTCAGTGAAAATCTGAGAAATTGTAGGCATTACAGCTTGAATAGCCCCCGCTACCACCGTGATTATATTTTGTACCAGCGGTAAGGCTTGCTGAATGATACCAGCAAACGCCTGTATTACAGGCATTACCGCATTAACCACCATTGTAATAATCTGAGATACAATGGGGAAAACCTGCTGTACCACCCCTGCAAAAGTCTGAATGATCTGAGTTACCACAGGGATCAAAGTCTGGATAACAGTACCCAAACTCTGTAAAACAGGCAACAAAGCAGGAATAACGGCATCTATAACCACCAGAATACTAGGAAATACCTGTAAGAAAGCATCCCCCAAACTCTGTAGTACAGGCATGATAACCGCTACCACATTAGCCATACCCTCTAGCAGATTTCCTATAGTAGGAATTGCCATAGAGATAGCATCTGCAAATTTCTGTACTATGCCTCCTCCATCTCCAAAAGCTCCCCCTAAGGTTTCTTTTATCTTAGGAGCTACTTCAGAGAACATACTCCCTAATTGCTGTACAACGGGAGCAAAGGTATCCACTATGTTCTTAAAGCCAGAAAAGATATTAGAGGCAAAATTAAACACAGAGGGAGGTAATGCCTCTTGCAAGGCACTTTTGATCCTAGGAGCCGCATTACTTACCCCCACCTTGATAGCATCTGGTAACGCCGTGAAAATGTTTACTAACATCGGTATCAAGTTACCAGCTACAAAGGTAGCCGCACTATCTACCAACTGTTCCATAGAGCTAGTAACATCCCCGCCTATAGCCAGATTGCCTAAAAGGTTTTGAGCGGAGGCTTTCATAGCCGCAAAAGATCCGCTAAAGGTTTCACTTGCCTCTTTCGCAGTAGTACCAGCTACCCCCAAACTCTCTTGTACAACATGAATAGCACTATACACATCTGCAAGGCTACTAATATCATACTGTTGACCTGAGAGCTTACCAGCCTCTACTAAGAGCCGCTCCATCTCCTCCTTAGTACCGCCATACCCCAGCTTAAGGTTATCCAGCATGGTATAGTTTTGCTTAGCAAAACCCTGATAGGCATTTTGGATACTAGCCATATCAGTACCAAACTTATTAGCATTATCCGCCATATCAATAACCGCCATATCAGCGATCTTAGCGGATTTTAAGGTATCACCGCCCAAAGATTGTAAGAGGGAGGCTGAAAACCCTGTAACGGTTTCCATATAGGCATTTGCAGAAAGTCCAGCCGTCTTAAAGGCGGCATCTGCATTAGCCTTTACAGTGGCGGCATCTCCCTTAAAGAGGGTTTCCACACCGCCTATACTTTGCTCAAGTTTTGCACCCTCCATAAGAGAGGCAATAGCTCCAGCTCCAGCAACGCTTACAGCGATTGTAACGCCCTTAGCCAGAGTACTTAACAGGCTCTTAATTTTCTCCAGCCCAGCACTAGCGGCATCCTTGATAGCCACTGTAGCCTTAGCCACTGTAGAGCCTATCCCCTTGAGCCCATCCTTAACTTTACCGATTACCTTACTTGCCCCATCCTTAATAGCTATGAACGGCTTAGCAACCGTTTTACCCACAGCCTTTAAGCCATCCTGTAGCTTTTTTACAATAGGGCTTGCTTTGTCCTTAAGCTGGATAAACGGCTTAGCAACCGTTTTTCCTACCGTCTTAAGGGCATTTTTTACCTTGTTGATACCGTTTGTGGCGGCATCTTTAATAGCTATAGCGGGTTTTGCTACCAGCTTACCCACCGTTTTCAGAGCTACCCTTACCTTGTTTATCCCTGTAGTAGCCATATCCTTAAGGCTCAATACAGGGAACACCGCCGCACGACCTAGCCAGCCTAAGGTATTTTTGATCTTTGCTAAGCCCACTGAGGCGGCATCTCTGAGCCTCACAATAGGAGTATAAGTAGTGGCAATCTCCTTAAGTTTTCGGCTGATTTTACCAGCCTCAGAGGAGATAAGATCCTTGATCTTGATTACAGGGCTAGCTATAAACCGCCCTATTTCTCTGATCTTATCCGCTATCTTATTTGCCTGAGCTGTAGCTTGATCGTTTATCTCAGCTCTAGGAGCGATCCTGATAGAGCCAGCATTTAAGAGCCGCTGTTTAAGCCTCTCCAGAGGTGTACTAGCCTCATCTGCAAGGTTTACCTCAGGAGTAGCCTCTTGAGCACCTAAGCCCTCTAAGCCAGCCCTCACACGCTCTACAACCTCTGTAGCCTCATCCACAGGGGAGATCTCAGGAGTAGCTACTGTATCAGCAATACTCTCTAAACCATCCCTTACAGTGTTAATTACCCCAGAGGCATTATCAGCAGGGGAGAGCTCAGGGCTTACTACCTGAGAGCTCATCCCCTCAAGCTCTGCCCTTACTCTTTCCAGTATAGGGCTTGCTCCGTCAACAGGAGAAAGCTCAGGGCTTGCTACCATATCGCTAGTAGCATCCAGCCCCTCTCTTACCGCATCTAATACCCCAGAGGCATTATCAGTAGCATTGATAGAGGTATTTACCCTTGCTCTCCCCAGAGCCCTTACGCTCTCATTAGTCTGAGAAATTTGCTGAGTAAATCGCCGCTGTATTTCAAGGTTTTTCTGGAGGGTAGCTGACATATTATCTTTTAAGCTCAGTTTTGCACCAAACTCAATCATAATACAGCACCTCCTTTACCTCTTACATCGTTAGCCACAAAGGACACACAGCCTTACCCTTTGCACTCTCCATGAGCTCATTACGCTCTTTTATCTCATATTCATAAAAAGCCTGTATTACTGTGAGCTCACCTCTAGGCATGGAATAGAAAACAGATGGACGGATACCCCGATGTTTCCAGTAGTAATACATCATCTGAGTAAGCCCATCTGTTTCTATTAGTTTTTTACTTCTTTAACCGCCCCATCACCAAAGCCAGAGAGCTTAGCGATCTCTGTATAAACGGCGGTAATCTCACCGCTCAGGAGGATCTTTCTCACAACATCCTTAGGCGTAGGTACTTTGAACTTAGAGCGGAGCTCAGCACTCTTAAAGAGGGGCTTGCCATCCTCTCCAATCACGCCCTCCATCACAGTAAAGAGCTGGAGCTGAGATACATCCAGATCCACATCCTTACCCTTGACGGATACCGCCATATCCTGTACCTCCTCATACTTCTCAGGGGAAAGAGCCTGACAAGTGAGGATAAACGGCTTACCGAAAACCTCAGTAAGGCGGGTAATTTCCACCGTTTTAGTAGGGAGCTTAATATCCCCAATATCCGATCCCAGCAAGAGATCCAGAACATTTACAGCCTCTTTCTGTTCCTGTTCCATGCCCTCAAGGATCTCATCATTCTCAGTAGTATTAGTTACATTCTTAGCCATTTTATAGCCCTCCATTTTCTTAATAAAATAAAAATAAGGCGTGAGAGAGATATTGCCCCCCTCTCACGCCCTACCAATCGCATGATAGTACTCTTTACTGAGGAGCGATCTGATCCAGATACTCATACCCCGTAAAGATAAACGGAGTTTCAACCTCTCCCGGAGTTTGAGCCTCCCAATCAAACAGGGTAAGATCATCAAACTGTACGCCGCTAATGGAAACACGCTCAGCCCCATAAGCATCAGGATCAGCCAGCTTACTTACCACCGTAAATCTGAGATCCTGTTTGTTTCTCACCATATCGGCAATCCTGATAGCCATACGGGAATTAACCTTAAACAAAGTGAGGGAACCTGTACCCTTGCACCCTACCACCTTGCTATCAGTGAAAAACATACCGCACTGTTTGATCTCCTCTTTGTTAAACTCTACCTTTGCCTGAGCCTTTTTGCACTCTCCGACATAATCGCCATCAAGCCAGACCTCACCAAAAGTACCGTTACAGATACGCTTAGTTTCTACAGCCATCTCTTATACCCTCCCTTACTCTTTGTTAATGAAGATGTCAACATCCTCAATAGCATCAAGAATACTGATCGTACCTTTGAGGAATACATGAGAGCCTGTATTAGCCTCCTTGATCTCCTGCTCACTCATCTCAGAGGTATCAATACCGATACTCTCAAGATAGAGTTTCTGCTTAGCTACATTGATCTCCATTGTAGAGCTATTAGCTCTCAGATAGCCCTTACCTCCATCAGTAGCCTCCAGCCCTCTCAGGTAGCCCCTGATAGCGGTAATCAGCAAGCACTTGTTATCGTAGCTGTTACTGTAGTTACCGATATAAGAGCTATTGATAGTGCTGTAAATATCGCCCTCAATGAGATCTTGAATAGCGGAGATCTTGATTTTCTTAAGATCCTCCGTATTCACCTCAGTAGTAGTAACCAGAGAGTTTACGCCTCTACCGATTACAATACGCTCTCCATCACTGTAGAGCACCAGCTTACCAGCATCAATAGCCGCATCCACTTCCTCATCATCCGCACTAGGGATCTGAGTAAGCTCAGAGAGCGGCTTAAAGGTAGCAGAAATACGCAGATCCACACCAGCCAGCAAGCCAGCGATACGGCTACAGTACTCCGCCTCTGTATAAGCGGTTTCTCCCTCCATGATCTTATCTGTAGAGCTGTAGTTTACCACAGAGAAATTGACTACAGAGCGATCATCCGCCGTTGTATTCGGCAACACAGCCACAGGACGGCGGATAGATTTAGCTCTCAGCCCCTTGATCCATGTAGCAAAGAGCTTAGCCTCATCAGCAGAAATATCAGGAGCCCCTACCATGTAATGTACCCGCTGAGTAGCAAAGTACTTGAAAGCGGCATTATAATCCTCTGCATCCTGAGGCAAGGTGTAAACAATCACCTTAGTAGGAGCCCCAATAAAGGCTCTCTGAATGTAAGCCGTATTAGCCGCACTGAAAGCACTATCACCCGTAGGGATCTCATCCACGCCCCTCAGGATCATAGCCCCATTGTTTTTAGCATCCTTGAGGATGATACCTACAACCCCAAGAGTACCACTCTGGATAGCGGCTACAGCTTTTCGAGAAAACTCAATTACAATATCAGGCAATCCCATATTGCAAAAACCTCCTTATCCGTTTGCTATTTTTGTTTGTGTTACAATATCCACCTCTTTAATGAGATCATACTCATCTTGAGGTTTAGGTACATCCTCCGTAAAGTTTAGTACCAAACGGGCATATATAGCCCCCTCTGAGATCCTGAGCTCATCAGAGTAGCTCTCAATCTTTGCATATCTAGGCTTTTCAACCACGCCCTCCAGCGGTATCACTTGTACTACCTTTTGAAGTAGGAAAAGGTACTTGAGCTTTTCCTTTACCTCATACAGCTCCTCAGCAATAACCTGATCCGCCTCATTCCGCTTACCAAAATAGACGATCTGAAAAGTAGGATCATCCTGATACACATTACCATTTTTGAGCTCTGCACTTCCTGTAGTAAGGGATACATAAAAGCACCCTCTTTGAAACTCTCTAGGCACTTCCTCAATATGTACAGGTACACCAGTATAGGCGGAGGCAATTACTTTACAAACGCTATTAAGCAATCTCATAATCTACCTCCCTCCACTTCTCTAGCACACTCCTCCATAAAGCTATTTACCAGCCGTGTAAGGCTAGGCTTAGCCGCCGTGAGCCCTTTATCCATGTAATGAGCCCCTTGTACATACTTCTCTTTAAGCATGATCCCTTTTTGATCCCTACTCTTGAGGTACTTAGCCCTGCCTCCCACACTGAGCTTATCAGCGGGTAAAAATCGCCTATGCTGTACATGACCCTCATCTACATAGAGTGCATATTTGACATTAGTGCCTACCTCTACATAGTCTTGAGGGATACCATCTGTAAACAGAAAGATATTATCCACAAGCCTAGAGGTATCTACAGGCACAAAAGGTAACACATTACTCAGGTATATGTTACCCATCCGCTTAAGCAGGATAGCCTTTTTAGCCTCCCACATATCTACAAACTGAGCGAAGTTTTCAACAAACTCCGCCCACCCATCAATAGAAAACCCCATATCACTCATAGCCTACACCTCCTGTACCCCTATCAAGGGTACTTTAAGAGCTGTACGCTTTTTGTACGGCTTATCCGCCTTAGCCCTGTACTCTGAGCTTTTTATGATCTCATCATACTCATCCAGCTCATAGATATAAAGAATATCTCCAAGCTGAATATCAGCATCAGGCTCCACATACAAACTAAGATCCGTAGTGTTTTCTTTTTGGGGCTGGAGCTGAGCTGTAGTAGTAGTGCTCTCTGAGGTATGGCAAGGATAAGAGCCTACCTCCTCCAGCTTTTTATTAGGGCGGTTATACTCTCCTAATTTTGAGGAGTACCTTTTTACAATTACCCTCTTATCTAACATAAACTCCAGCACTCACCCCACCCCCTTACTCTTTCGGCAAGTACTCTCTAGGAAAGAGCCGCCTGTAAGGGTAGAGCCTCTGCTTTACATTATCAGGTAAAGGATCATCAAAAGATACATTCTCATCACTGAGAGAGTAGGAGGTTTCTCCCTCCGCCCCACGCTTACGGTATTTGATTACCGCTAGATCTTCTTGTACACTCCTAAGAGCTCTAGGGAACACATCCGCCCCGCTCTCATCATAAAAGGTATCCCTGCAAAACTCAGATATATCATCCCTAGCTTTATCAAGGCACACCTCTAAGATAGCCAGCTTTTTAGAGTTATTCTCTGAGATCCCTAGGAGTATTCTGCATCTCTCAAGGCTATTCAAGTGAGGCACCTCCTTTACTCACAAAAGAGGCTTAATCCTCCACCATAGTAACGCCGCTAAGAGTAGCCAGCACCTTAGCCACCTCAAGGCTAGAGGTTTCTGCCTTTCCGTTGATAAACTGCACACCTACAGAGCTACAGGTGAGAAATTTGTTATCAGAAACAAACTTATACACCTTGCCCTTAGGCGTTTCAGCCTTAGGAGTAGCCCCCTGATTTTCGGTATCAGGAGTATTCTGAGGGGTTTCTGTGATCTCAAGATCTTTACCCTGTGTAGTATTCTTTGCCATAATATTTACCTCTCTTTCTCAGACTTACGCACCAGCGGTATCAGTAGCCAGCTTGCTCAGGTTGATGATCTTAGCACCAGCATAGCTATTGAGGAGCTTGATAGTGCTCTCATTGATGATATGCCCTTTCTGGTAGTCACCAGCCTTAGGCAGATCCTCATAGAAAGTACCACGGAGCTCAGCAATCTCTACCTGTTCCAGATCCACCGCAAACAAGGTATTAGCCGCCGTATGACGATCCAGCACCATATTGAGGATACCAAAATCACTCTCAAAGCGATTATAGGTAACACCGAACATCTTACCTACACCCTCATCACCCTTGACAAAGCGGATATTATCCCCAGCTTTAGCAAGGCGGTTAATCAAACGCTTTACAGAGGCATTGACAAAGGTGAAATACTCACCCTGAGCACCGTGATCCCACATCTTTTGCAGGGCATCCAGCAAAAGATCCTCAGTGAGCCCCGCCGTACCGTCAATGACATTATCGGCATTTACCAGATTGATAAGCCCATTCATCTGTCTAGGAGTGCTATCAGCCTCCTCAGCCTTAGTACCGTTGAGGTAATACCACTCCAGATCCCTCTTAGTTTCCAGCAGACGATCAGCAATCTCAGCATCAAAGCTATTACCGATACCCGCAGGATTAAGAGCCTGAGCTGTACCGCTCACCTGAGTAACTTTCTCAATGATCTGACAAATATTGCTCAGAGAGCCACGGCTAGACTTGATAGGAGTACCAGCCTCCGCACCCTCAAGGATGAGAGTACCCCGATTTTCATTGAGCTTACGCTCACGCCATGTAACGGTAATATCCTTAGCAGGAACTACCGCCCCTCTACCCATCAGCAAGGTAGTAAGGGGAGTATCCGTAGGGGATACCAAAGCGATCTCATCTCTGAGATCCATAACCTCATTAGCCAAAAAATCTTTACGCTTAACCATAGTATCAGGCATTTTTACAACCTCCTAAAAATTATTGTTTTTTTGAGGATTACTCCTCTGATCTGTTCTGATATGCCTCTCTCTTTGCAGAGATCATACCCTTAATATCTCCGCTTTTCTTAGCCGTTGCATAAGCGGAGCCTGTTTCCTCTTTCTTAGCACCCGTAGCAGGAGTGGAGCCCTTAAGAAATTCAGCCTTAGCCTTTTCCTCCTCTTTAGCTACAGCGGCATCAAAGAGAGCTTTCATACCCTTTACTCTAGCGGTAAGGGCTTTCTTACGCTCCTCCTCATCAGTGATAGAGGCAAGATCCTCCACGGCGATCAGGTTTCTAAACCCGCTATCAAGCCCCAGCTCAGCAACCGCATCCACTACATCCAGCTTAAGCCCTTTAATAGTGAGATCCAGATCCTTTTTAGCCTGAGCCGCCAGCCGCTCCTTTTCCTCAGCCTGAGCACGCTCCTCAGCACTCATCTTTTCCTTTGCGGCTTTATCAGCCCACTCTTTCTCTTTTTTCTTGATAGCATCGGTTACACGCTTATCCGCCATCTTTTCATACTCTTTCTGGAGCTCAGCCCTGATCTCCTCCTCAGTCTTTGCCTTAGGAGTGGTATCAGTACCAGTACCGCCGCCAGCAGGGGTATTATCCTGTACCTCTTTCTCTTTGCCTGTAGTTACCTCAGTGTTCTTAGTTTCCTCAGCCATTTTCTTAGACCTCCTTAAAAAATTAAGTTTTACCGTATGATCCCCCGTAGGTTATCATCTCAGTAACCCTTTCATCTGATAGGTTACATATCGGAAAAAATATGTATAGCTCACTGAGAAAACATGAAAAACCACTGTAAACTACTTGCAAGCCCACAAAACTAAAAAGAGGAGGGCTTTTACACCCTCCTCCTGTATTATTTGTACCGTTTCAAAGCATTTTTAGCCTGTTCTAAGAGTTTTCTTGCCTCCCAATACCGCTCATGAGCCAGATTAACCCCATCATAGAGCCCATGTACAGCGGCATACTGCCTTATACACTCCTCATTATTGCTATTCTTTGAAATAGATACCTCAAACCCTCTCTTAGAGCTCTCCTGATAAGCCGCCTTTACCATTTCATCGGTAATAAAGTGGTATTTTTTCTCTACCTCAGCCTTACGCCGCTCATATAACTGAGTAACCACTTTACCCATCCGATCATAAAACATCATATCCTCCCCAGCGGTATCCAGTATGAGCTTGAGCCGCTCCTTATCCGCCTTAATTCTCCCTTGCTTTCCCTCATCATTGAGGAATATCCAGCTATAATTACACTCTGTAACATTTCCTAAACTGAAAACATCCATAAAAGCACCTCCAGAGTAACCTAATCCGCTCTCCAGAGTATTTTTAGACAAAAAAAGAGGCGGCTACCAGCCTTTTAAGCCAGTAGCCGCCTCTTTATCTACAGATCCCACTTACCCTCTTTAGGCAATTTCTCCAGCACAGCATAGAAATTAGGGATCTCTCCGATTTCTTTACCCTTTTTGAGCTGAGTGAGTACCTCTATCTTTTCATCTAAGAGCTCCTCACTACTAAGATCAAAATACTTAAGCTCAGGGATACCGAACACCGCCGCATAGAGATCCTCTACCTTAAGCATTTTCTCAGCTTTTTCTTGCTCATTCACTGTTTACACACCTCCTACTATTCCCAGCATCTCCACAATCACTAAAGAGAGAGCCTCTGTGAGCTCAGGCTTATCCTCAGCCAGCATAGCCACCAAATCAGGGCGGAGCACACTCAGAGCCCCATAATTAGCCAGAGTTTCAGCCCTCCGATCCTCTGAGCTCCTGTAGTAGCTTGATCCATGACCGTACTTTACAATACCCTTATCTCTGAAAGTACCTCCAGAGAGGGCATCATAAATATCCTCAAGATTTCCGATACCGCCGCCCATGATATTCCTACTGAGATAATCTCTCTCCGCCTCAATAGCACTCTCCAGCTTAGATACCGCTTTCTTATACCCCTTATAATCAGAGCCAGCACCAAAAGCCCCATTAGGCAAATACTTAGCCCTGAGCTCCTCAAGCCCCTCCTGTAGCTTTTTCCTCATCTGAGTAGAGATATTAGCAAGCTCTTTATCATGCTCCTTAAAGAGCTCCAACATTTTCTCCCCAATAGTATCATCTGTAGAGCTAAAGGCTTTTACAAGGCTTTCACTGGTAGAGCTAACCCATTTACCCCGCTTGCCTCCAGCTCTATTACTCTCACCTAAAAGCATATCAAGCAAGTGCATTTCCTCATGTAAAGTAGTTTGTACTTGCCCTGCAAGATCCTCTCCAGAGAGCTTAGGAATAGTGAGAGTTACATCTGAGTACTTTCCATCACTGAGCCTATAACGATAGCTCACCGCATGACTTTTACCATGAGAGATCTTAAAGGGGATACCCTCACTATCAAAATTATACGCTTTATCAAGGCTCTTGTAAAGAGCTAGTACCTCCTCATCAGCACCCTCCACGCCGTTAATATAACTCATGAAGGCTTGAGTATTCTTAGCCTCAGCCTTAGTAGAGTAAAAAGGCTCTGGATAATCAGTGAGCACCATAGGATCTACTCTTGTTAAGCTATCCTTATCCTTTTTCTCCGCTGGAGTTAGATCCGCCTTAGCAGGAGGCTTAAGAGCATCAGGATCACCTCTGTAAACCAGCTTACCGCCGTTTTTCCAATCTCTAACCCATCCCTCTTTTAGAGTACCATCAGGATTTAGCTTATCAGCGTTTTCCTGTACCCACTTCTCATAGCTTTCAGAGCCTCTAATAGAGCCTGTAAGCTCATTGAGCTCATTAGGCTTAAAGGTATCCTCAACTACAGGAATATAGATACATCTACAGTTAGGATGACGGGGTAGAGTAGGCTCATCACCCCTCTTATAATGCTTTCCATTATCAGCCCTACAAAGATCACAAGTACGGCTATCCCCGCCATTTGCACAGCGGTACTCCAGCTCCTCTACTCCTGTATCCTGATATACCGCATCATGAGCCACATAAGTAACCCGCTTAGTTTCTGATCTAGCTATCCTCTCAGCATTGTATCTAGCGGTATCTATGCCCTTTGTGATCCGATCCGTTATCTCAGGAATACTCTCACCTAAGATCATGCTCTGAGTAAGCCCTACTCTAAGGTTTTTCCCCAGCCGCTCCTTATCATTCCAGAGCCGATCTGAGAACATAGCCCCACTCCACGGATAATCAAGAGTTTTTCTTACCAGAGCTGGATTAAGTCTATTGAGGTTACACTTAACCTCTGTAAACTGCCCCAGAGTAAACATCTGCCTCAGGTATTGATCTGTGTAGATATGCCCTAAGCCCTCATAAAATACAGAGCTCTCTTTTACCCCCAGCTTAGAGAGCTCCTGAGTAATTTGCTCAAAAAGCCCTCTACTCCGTGTAAGAGCACTCTGATTAGCGTAGCTCCATGTACCCCCAGCCTTTTGCACCTTTGCTAGCGTTTCTTGCACATCGGCTAAAATGCTCTTTTGGCAATCTTTATAGATAGAGGCTAAAACCCTCTCCATCTTAGCCTCATCCTCAAAAGCCTTAAGCCCATTCCTAAGTACAGCTTGCTCTTTCTCTGCAATCAGTTTAGCCCTCCTCAGGCTGTCCTCATGCAAGATCCTTTTTTGCTCCGCTGTAAGCTGACTGTAGGGGATACCATACATCTTAGCTACCTCAGGATTTATATAACCTTTGTAAGCCATTGTATAACCCCCTTATCAGCTATTTTGAGCCCCATTCTCAGTAGTAGGGTTATTATCTACCCCAGCCTCATCACCGCCGCTCTGCAAGCCCTGAGAGCCTCCTACAGCCCCTCCAGCATTGAGATTAGGAAAAGGGTTACTCATATCCGCTTGAATGTTCCCCACGCTGTACGGATCAGAGCTAGCCTTAGCCGCCTGAGCCTCTGCCTCCAGTTTCTCCAGCACCTCTTTAGGATTATCAATAAAGGGGAGGAGAGCTAACAAGGTTTCCTTATCCACCTTGCCATCCAGCTTACAAACGGTATCCACCAGCTCAGTAATATTATTAGGCACATTCCTAGTAAACTCTACTTTGAGGTTAAGTACATCAGGCTCTTTACCAGTAAGCACCCTCAGAGGAGTATACAGCACCCTAAAGAGCTCCTTAATAGCTTTCTCCATCTTACGCTCTTTGATAATACACTTAGTTTCCAGCCCAAAGAGCTTAAAACGGATAGCGATACCAGAGAGATTACCAGCAAAGCTCTCATCAGAGAGATCAGGCACTTGAGAGAATTTGTAAATATTCCGCTCCAGTCTATCAAGATGATTTTCTATAGCGTCTGTCTGGATCTGCTTAGTGAGAAACTTTGCATCACCATTCTCCATAATCTCAAGGATACCCTCTACCTTGAGCTTTTCCAGAGCATCCTTACCCGCCACCATGTTTTTAAGCATGAGGTAAGCATTACGGAAAGCCTCAAACTCATTACTCATATCAGAGAGCACCTTATCATAGTCATTTACCAGAGTTTCAATCCTCTCCAGATCACTCATCTGCTCCTCATTGTTATAGAGGGTAATGATAGGAATACGCCCATAGATATGAGGTACTCTTTTCTGAAAAGTGTAACTAGCAATACTCCTAGCCCCTCTTGCACCTGTGCTCTCCTCAGTGCTAGTAAAAATATCATACCCCGTAGCATCGTACACCTCAGCATAATGGGTAACTTTCTTAGTATCCTCTGTATCAATATCATACAGGCGGATTTTCCACTTAGCCTCATGAGTAGAGCTATTTTTATAGACCACAATGCAATCCTCAGGGCTTACCCTCATGAATTTAGTTTTACTCTCCTCATTCTGGTACACCAGCACATGAGAGAGCCCCTTAATCATAGCCTCCTTACCCCATTCAATAAAGAGATCATCTTTATCATTCTCAGTACAGATACTATCAAGCTCATCCTGTACCGCCGTATCCACAATATCTCCCAGATCCACACCCACATCTACAGGATCAACCTCTACAGGCTTTTTCTCCCCCTGAGGCTCTGTGTAATTGAGGATAATGGGATTACCTAAAAAATAGCCCACTGTATTATCAATGATCTGACTGAAAAAGTCATTTGCAATACGGTTATTAGGCTTATTTTCATCCTTTTTAGGACGGCTCAAAATTTTATGCTTATTCTCATAGAGCCTCTGGTACTTCCTGTACTTAGGGGCTATCCTTTTACTGTGAGTGCTGATAAGCTCCCCCAGAAAACTAGGATCAATCCGCTGAGTAGTAGCCTCAGCGTTAAACTCCTTATCAATCGGTTTTGTAATCATTCTACAGTTACCTCCATTTCAAAAATAAAAGAGCCCTCCTCAGGCTCCAGCCGTTATATTGTAAAATCCTTTCTACTCAAAACTCTGATTTCATTACCAGCATCCGCCACCGTCATAGCGTGATCCAGAGCATCAAAGAGATCATCATGATCCACCTCAGGAAAGAGGAGCAAGCACTCCTCAAGATCATCCATACCCTCTCTGAAAAATACCTTATGATTTTCAAAGTTAGCGGATCTCCGCATAGCCCTAGTAACCTTATCCTTTGTGGTATTGATATTGATAACAGGGAGGAGGCTAAGCCGCCTCAGCTCTTGAGCAAGGGCTTTCTGGTACTGATTAGTTTCTATACCTACCCGCTCTACCATCGGAAACTTATCCCGCCCATAGGAGATAGTAGTAGTAAGCTGAGCATTAAAGGTAAGCCGCTCTTTCACATAATCAAGTACATATACATTCCTATTCTCATCTACCCCTATTGCCATCAATACAAAGTAGTCATTTTTGCTATTTTCCTCCTCAGATATTGCTAAGTCTGCACCCATGTACAGCCTAACCTTTATCCAGTGATCCAGCCCCTCAGTATCTTTAATCCTGATCTTAGCTGTCTGAAAATCATAATCAATTTTGTACTCCTCATAATAGCGGAAATACTGAGCCTTAAAGATCCGCCCTTTTGCAAGCTCAGTATCATTCTGGTACTGCATATTGAAAATGATCTTACCACTTTCAGCCCTAATCTCTCTGAGCCGCTCTATGCTAAACTTTGAGCCCCAGAGAGATACCTCCTTACCGCCTACTATCTGGATAGCCCTCTGAGTATTCACCTCATAATTTCCACTCTTGATAAGATCCTCATACAGATCCATAGGGTTATATCTAGTACCTAATATGTGAATATCACCATCAGGCTCCAGAGTAGGGAGGAGGGAGCTGTAAAACCACTCTTTGAGATTAGCCCTCTGCCGCTCTGTACGAGCATTTTCTAGCCCCACCAGATCATCACCCACTATTACATCAAAGTGCTTAGAGATAACCGCTCCAGAGGCTCCCAGAGCTGTAACAGTAGCCTCTTTCTTGATAATGGTACGCCTATTAACCGTAAACTCTCTATCATTCCACACATTACCCTTACCAGCTTTCCAATCCCCAAAGATACGGATCAGATCCTCATTTTGCTCAAAGTGAGTACGGATCTCCTTAAGGAAAGCCTCCGCCTGAGTTTGTGTTTTTGAGCCGATCATAATACGGATATTAGGCTCTCTGAGTATTCTGGTAATACAGTAATCCACATCACCCACCGTACTCTTACCAAAGCCTCTAGGGGCTAAATCAAGGCTACTCTTTGCCTTTGAGATATTCGCTATAATGCTCTTATGCAAGCCCTCTATACTCCGCTTAGTAATGTATCTGCATACCAGATAGTAAGCTACCTCAAAATCAGAGTTAAGGATTAGGTATTTAATTATGGCATCTGGATTATCCGCCTGAGTAATGGCATCCTCTACAAGCTCTACCTTTGAATAATCCACATCACTTAACCCCCTCTCTTTCAAAGTAAAAGAGAGGCTTTTTACCGCCTCTCTACATAGTTACTATATGATACAGCAAGATCCCAGATAAGATCAGGCAACAAAGCACCCCACAGCCCAGAGTACCCTTTTTCTCTTTGTCGCTCTCCTTTTCACACGCCTTAGAGAGCCCCAGCATAGTACCAGAGCTAAGGAGTAGCCCCGCTACCAGCACTATCCTCATCAGTATCACCCTCAGCACACCTTACACCTCCTCCAGAGCCTCAGCCTCTTTATATGCCTGATAGATTTTAGGCATCTGTATAGCCATCCAATCTACCATCTCCTCATTTTTCGCCCACGCATTACCGCTCAGAGAATTTACATCCAGCCCACTCTCATATAAGAAAGCGTGTATAATCTCATGCCTGATAACCTTTTTCTGATAGGCTACCAGATCACGCTTACTATCCTTATCCTGAGTATAGTTAAAAATGAGGATCTCTTTTGTACTGGTATCACACCACCCATCAGCATCCTTATCAAAGCGGTAATCCTCATCCTCCACAATAAGGATCTTGTACTCTGTTCCCAGAATATGTACACTTTTACCGCTCTCTCTCTTGCACTGAATAGCACCAGTATCCTTAAGCTCAGAAATAGCTACAGTAAGCTCCACCTTGTTACTACAGAGCTTGAGCTTTACCATATCCATATCATCAATAGCCAGCACCTCACCCATGAGGCGGCTATCCTTTTTCAGAGTAACAATATCACCGATTTTCACAAGATCCACTCCTATCTATTCCTAAAATAGAGGAGAGCCCCTATCTTTTTAGAGCTCTCCTCATTATTTTCCGCCTTTATGCCTCCAGAGGCTCCAGATCATCAAAAACCACAGGGATCAGGCTCTTGATTTCCTTGAGGAGAGGTACAGCCACCTCCAACATCTGAGGATGAGGCTTACCAGTAGTACCGCAAGCCCTCAGCTTAAAGAAATGCCTCCACTCTCTGAGATTAGCGGTTACTACAATCTCTGTTTTAAGGCTATTCGGTAATACCGCCCTTGCCTCCTGAGGAGTAGCCCCATCTGCAAGCATCCTCAAATAGCTCTTTTCAGCCTCCTCACAGGAATGTACCCACGCCCCATAACGCTCACTCCAATTATCCACCGAAACGCTCACGCCATCTACCAACAGATAACAGGGCTCAATAACTGTAATCTCTCCGCCCTTTGAGCCGTAGTTACAGTATCTTGTACTCTCCTGAGCAAAAGAGGCGATCCTATGCCTTACCAGCTCATGAGATACCCCACGATCACAGATAAACTTTACTGAAAAGCTGTAGTGCTCCAGCATAGCCTCATGACCGCTCTTTACCAGAGCCTTTACCATCTTCTCAGCACTACCCTCAGTGATTTTATCCTCACTCTTGTAGCACACCCTAGCCACTCTCTCAATTTTCTTGAGGATCTCAGATCCATTGAGCTCATCAAGGATCTCATAACCAGCCTTGATAATCTGCATTACTCATCTACCTCCATGATTTTCTTAATAGCCATCTGGATAATACCCTCCAGCGGCATCCCCTTAGGTACTTCCAGCTCAATCACGCCGCAACGCACACCCTCAGGCTCTTTCTCCTCAAATACAGGCTTAGTACTGCATCTGCAATTAGGAGCTTTACCAGCTCTCTCTCCGCCTGTTTCAGCCTTGATAGCCTCAATCTCAAAAGCCAGATACTCTCTAGCCTTTTCCAGATCCTCTACCGTGTTACCCTTTCTCCCAGCCCTAGCAATATACTTAAGAGCTGATCCCAGATTGAAATTGAGCCCCCAATCACGGATAACATCCTTAGGCTCATACTTTCTCCCCGCCGTATAGTGCAAAGGGCTTTTTACTGCATTGTGTTCCATAATGGATACCTCCTATAAAATTGATACTTAACCTAATCACTTCACGCCGTTTTTTTTTGATATATAGCCTCCATTTGTGCAAATTGCCTTTTTCTACTGTATTGAGCTATGGGGATCAACGCTATCCCCCTATACAATCTGCACAAAAAGCCTACTTATCACTGAGGAGCTTAGCTATCTTATCAAGCCTATCCTTATCAGCCTGAGAGAGCTCTGTAGCCCCTACCAGCTCAGCCCTATCCACACTCTCACCCATCAGCAAGAGATCCAGCTTAACTACTCTCTCAAAATCCTGTACATTCCTGATAGTGAGCTTACCCTCAGAGATCATCTTAGTAGCCTTAGCCATCAAGTTATTTATCATGATCCTGTACCGTGTTTTAACATCCGTAGTCTGAGCCAGAGCTACTTTACTAGCCTCTCCAGCCTTAGCATCCTCAATCTCACGCTGATAGCACCGATCTACCCAATTATAGGCTCTACTCCAGCCAGCTACAGTACGCTCAGTACGGTTTACACGCTCTGCAACCGCCTTAAGGCTCCGCTTTTTCCCCAAACCGTAATATATCTCAAAAGCCTCACGCTGGAGAGTGTTTTCCTTATTCAAACTAGCCACGCCGCCGCCCTCCTTTCTCTGCTTTCTTTTTTCTGAGAAACTTGCTAACATTCCAGATACCACTACTCAAATTAAGGGAATAGTAAAAGCTCCTCTGTATTCATTCTCTCTCAAGGTTTTACTCTTGCTATTTCAGTTACAGGGAGTTTCATAAGAAATTTTACTTACTTTCTTTACTTCCTCTCTTTAGAGTTAGGTTATTATAAGAATTTTCTTTAGTTTGTTATCTTAAAACCTCTCTCCGCCGCCGCCCCGTTTTTCCTCTTAATTTCAGTAGGATTTTTCATGGAAATGAAAGAGGAGAGGCTCTTTACCGCCTCTCCCTCTGAATAGAGTTATAATATCTTTTGTGGTATTGCTTTATGTACTGAGTAAGACAAGCTAACCACTCCTCTTGTAAAGAGATAATAGCTAGCTTTTCTGCATTTGCTTTCTCATATCTCTTTACTATCCTCCTCAGCCGCTTTACCGCCCTTTTTGCCGCCCTGCGATCTAGTACATAATCTCTACCCTCTACAAGATCCATTTTACAGCTCTCCATCATCTTTTCTCTGCCACTTATACCGCCTCCTGCACTTTAAGAAAGCGGCTATAAAATTCTGCTTGTTATACCACTTAGTAAATATCACAGCCCTCTCTTTAACAGCCATACTATAAAGCCCTCCTCAGGTGTAAGCTCTACATACTCATTATACCTATTACTGAGGAGTACCAGATCATCCTCTGTAATCCTTACACTGTTACTACCAAACCTCAGCATAGGTAAGGTAGTTTTCTCCTCTTTAGGGGCTTTATCTTTCTCCGCCTCAGGCTCCTCCTCCACAAAGAGATCCTTGAGATCCATCTCAGTAAAGCCCATCACCTCAAGAGGAAAATCAAGCTCTTTCAGCTCAAAGAGCTCCTCTTTAAGAGCAACCTCATCCCATGTACTCAGCTCACTCAGCTTATTATCTGCTATCCTGTAGGCTCTCACTTGCTCAGGGCTCATCCAGTCTACCACGATATAAGGCACTTTCTCCAGCCCTTTGAGGATCGCCGCCTCTCTCCGTGTATGCCCCGCTATGATTACCAGCTCAGGATCTACAAGGATAGGGGAAGTAAAACCAAACTCCTCTATACTAGCAAGTACCTTTTTCACCGCATAATCATTTACTCTAGGGTTATTCTCATAGGGCTTAAGCTCCAGAGGATCGCCCCACCTAATCTCATGCTTATACTCCATTTCTCATCCCTCCATGAAATTTATAGTGTAAAAAGAGTGCAATTCCTTTCATCAGATAGGTTACAAACCTGTAGAAAATATGTATCTACCCCTCAGTGTTTCATACCCTGATAACAAAAGTATCAAAAAACCAGTTAGTACTCTGTATCTCTCTTTCTGCTAAAGCTATGATCTCAGGCTTTTTCAGCACCTCTCCTATAAAGCCCATAGCTACCTCTTTACCCTCTGAGAATATGCTTAATCCACACCCTATAGGCAAATCCCTAAACTTAAACTCTCTGAGTTTCATACACTACCTCCGCTAAAGCTCAAAATTACCATCCTCATCATAAGCCCCAGCTACCTCTTTTAGCTTTCTCTTTTGAGCTCCATTTAGATTACTAATAGGGATCTCTATCTGAGATCGCCTATGCTCTTGCTCAGGAGTATCATAAGGATGAGATACTTTCTTTCTCTTATTTTTCCTGCTGTCTGTGTAATAGGGATCATGCTCCCTAAGCCACTTATCCGCCTCATCCTCCTGCCTGTACTTTATCCCCATCATCCTTACCCTCCAATACTTTGATTATCCTCTTGATCCCTGTACGGATATTCTTACTGATAACCGATTGATCCACACCCATCACATAAGCAATATCCTCCTGAGAATACCCCAGCACCAGAGTATAAGCTATACTCATAAACTGATAGTAAGAGAGATACCCCTCTTTATACCCCTCATCAAATACGCTCCTATTATGACGATTAAACCGCTCAGGATCTATCCCTGTAACTCTTTTCAAATCCACCAGAATACAGGTAGCTACTGTATCTCCTTTTAGGCTCAGGTTTACTAACCCTGTCCAGTTTCGGAGGAGGCTTTTAATATTCTTAGGCTCTGAGTAGCTCATCCTAAGCAATTCATCATTAACTATATCCCTTACTCTCACCTTTTCTACCTCTCTCCCATTTCCTGATATACCTTAAGTGAATACACCACACCTTACCAGCGTAGTAGCCTCCAATTTCCTCTATAAAAGCCCTGTTACGCTCAATTCTGAGGATTTTACCGTAGCTATACTCATGATCCAGAGGCTCCATCCACTTAACAAAATCACCAGCCTCAAACACTGAAAAACCCTCCATATAGGAAAGTAAAGGATCACTCTCCAGCACAATGATCCTTTACTTTCCTGCATATATCCTTTAATTTCCTAACTCCTGCCTGATTTCCTCAGCCCTTTTAAGTACCTCTCTACTATACTCTGTACTGTAGATACCATCTTTCCAGAGGCTCCTAGCCCCACTCTCTCCCATGTTATAAGCCATGAGCACACAATTAGCACCGCTATTATCCAGATACTTTTTATTAAGATACTGGAGAAAATTGAGCCCTACTCTGATATTGCCATAAGGATTAAGTAGATCCTCTACACCCTCCTCAAGCATCCGATCTTTGTGCCACCTTTCCCCAATCTGCATATAGCCCACGCTCTTACCGCCATCTCCTGTAGCATCCCACTTATAACCGCTCTCCCTCTCTATGAGGGCTACCACCATGTAATAATCAATATCCCTCTGCTCACACAGGCACCAGAGATAAACCTGTACCACCTCTGGAAAGCATCCGCCCTCTCTAGCGTATTCCTCAGGGATCTCATAGAGCTTAAACCCGTTATCATATACCGATCCATCCCAATCGGTACTCATGGTATTGAACGGATAAACATAGTTATCAGGATCTCCCCAATATGTAAGGATTTCCTCAGGCTCAGGAGAATAGCTCACACTACTAGCACTCAGCTCCTCAGTACTAATAGCCTCTGTAGGGCTCTCTGTAGCCACTGGAGGTAAAGTAGTATCATCCACCTTACCGCACCCTCTAAAAATGCTCATGAGAGCCACAATCATTACCAGCCCCAGCACTATAGCCCCTAATCTCTGAGCCATAGCAACCCTCCGCCGCCTCTGTCTAGCTCTCTCTCTGCTAGCTCTGCTACTCATTTCCTAACTCCTCCTTAGCCCTGTAGAGCCCATCTACAGCACGGCTCATATTTTTTACCTGTTCAGAAAGTCTTTTAATAGTCCGATCCAGATCCTCAGGATCATTAGAATACCAATAACCATTATTAGAGCTACAGATAGGCTCTCCATTTTGCCTCAGCACGCTTACCAGATTTCTTACCTGTTTACTATGCAAGTTGAAAAGCTCACACAGGCTCCTACCCTTGATAGCCTTGCTTTCTTTGTTATGATACTCTTTCAAGTAATCAACAATATCAGCCTCAGTACTCATACCGCCGCCTCCTTATCTCAGATACATAACCTAATCACTTTTAGGAGGCATTGTTAGAGAGAAAAAGAGGAGAGGTTTTACCCTCTCCCCTCAATCCGCTCCTTTGTCCTGTTAATCTTAAACTGCTTATAAGCAAGCAGATCCTCCTCTGGTATCTTAAGCAAGTACTTTATTTGCTCCAGCATAATCTCTACATCTGCAATCTCCTCAATCAGATTACCCAAAGCAATTAACTTTTCATCCTCACCCTTTGCCGCCGCTCTCCTGTACTTACTAACCGCCTGTATCAGCTATGCACATTCCTCTACAAGCTGTAAGCTCTGTGCCTCATACCCATAATGCTCAGCGTTTACTTTATTTTGTGCTGAAATATTTTTACACATAAAATCTCTATAGCTCCTCTCATTAGGAAAAAATTTTCTTAAATCAAGCCTAAGTACATAGGCATCTTTAGGCACCTCCATAATGCCTCCTTAATAATTTTCTGATCCCATTACCTGTAAGCTGATCCATATCATTCTCTACCAGCACCTCATCCAGCCCACCTAAAGCATCTATGAGGGCTCTAAGAGCCTCTCTAGCCTTGTAGAGATCCTCCATCAGAGTATCCTCTACTATGTAATACTCTTTAGGCTCTCCAAAAGAGATAGCTACCGTATAATCCTCTTTTCTGGTACTGAGAGCCTGAGCCTTAGCCTTTACCAGCCACTCCCTTTTTACAGAGATACTCTTACTAGGCTCCATCTTTGTCTTAGCCTCTATAAAGAGCTTTCCTGCAATCACATCCCCTTTAAGGAACGGGGTAGATCCTGAGCCTACCACTTGCCTCCCTCCCATAGCCTTAGCTATTCGCTTTTCTTGCTCTGAGCTTTTCGCTCTGGTACTATTCCTCAATGCTTTTTACCTCCCTTGTAGGTTTCCGATCTCTCCAGTTTTACACCGCCCTCCTCCCAGAGGGTATCCTTTAACTCATCCAGAGTAACATAGCCCTGATTATAGGCATCCCAAAGATCAAGGCACTTATCTACAAACTCTGGTAGCCTCTTTTTAGCCGTTTTCACCCAATACTTATCATGTAACACCATGATAGGGATAGCCAGCATAAGGATAAAAGCTGTATTTACAGCCTCATCTACCGCTCTCTTTTTCAGATCATCAATCTGAGCCTGAGTAAGAGTATAGACTTTCTGAGCCTTACTCTTTTCCCGCTCCAGCCGCCGCCTTTCCGCTCTACCCACGACACACCGCCCTCACTCTCCAGTACTTACAAAACTCCTCAAGGTTACGGTACTGGAGCTCCAGCCTCATAACCCTCACAATAAGCCGCCCCTTTTCACAGTAGGTAGAAATGGGGTACACCTTACCGCTCCTGAGCTCACACCCCAAAATCTCATTAGAGATACCTTTATACTCAGCCTTTATCACCAATATAGCCCCCTTTGTATCTGATACCTAACCTAATCACTTTGTAGGGGCTTTTTTAGACAAAAAAAAAGGCGGAGGGGCTTTTACACCTCTCCGCTACTATGTAGAGCTACCGTTATACTTTCCAGCTCTTACCACAGTTATTACATACAGCGATCTTTTTCGTATGATTGACCGTTTTATACTTTTTCGGCTTAAAGATTGATACAATCAGCATAGGCAGGGTAAGGAAAAGCCAGAGAATAGGCTTGAGCCACCAACCCACACAAATCCAGTAAAGAGCTCCATGCTTTTTCTCCTTGAGCTCTTGCTCTGTTACCACCTGTACAGTTACATCCTCAGATCCACATTTAGGGCATTTCATAGTTAAAACCTCCATCAAAATATTTTTTATCTACACACCTCTAACAGCATTGTGCTCCACGCTATAGCATCATCCTCACCCCTAAGCATATAAGTACAATCCTGATAGGGGAGGAGAGCTAGATCCTGATTTCCCTCTGTAGTAAGTCCACGCCGCTCATACCTCCTCTCAATATTCTGCAAGTGATGTCTAAAACAATGCAGAAAATCCTTGAGATCAGGCTCAGTAAGATAGATCTCCCTTGTTTCTGGTACATAGTTACTGTCCCTTACCCAACAAGTGATTACAGGGATCTCTACCATGTACAGATCTGAAAGCTCTGTATCAAGGGCTCTGATAGCCTCCAGAGCCTCCATCTTATCTACAGGTACTCCAGCCTTTAGGAGCTTTCTAACGGGCTCAGCGGCTTTACAGTCGCTCCAGTAGATCTTATAAAGATCTACTCTATCCCTTATCTCCATACCTCTCATAATATCAGCCTCCCTTATTATATACCACTTATATAAACTTTTCAAGTATCTGGAGAGATTTTCTCACACCCTCCATCATACCCTCTCTATAGGCTACCTGAGCCTCACCCTCACTCTGTAGAGCTTTCTCATACTGGTACTCCAGCTCTGATAAGTGCTCTCTCAATGCCTCTACCGCTTTATCCATACTCATTACCCTCCCTGTGAAGTTTTCAAAGTACAATCTATATATAAAAGAGGCGGCGGTTTTCCTCTGTGCCGACGGGCTCCCGTGACCGTCTTATAGACGGTTTCGATCTATGCCCTGTAGATCATCATCAGACGGGTTTTATTATTTTGAGGTACTCACAGGGCAAGTAGTGAGTAAATAATATCTCTTGCCCTTGAGCTCCTTAACTGCCTCCTCAAGGCTCTCAGCCTTGATAGAGATCCTCTTACCCTCTACCTCAAAGATATACTCTTTCAGCATCTCTCCGCCCTCCTAAAATCATTGAGCAAAAGCTCCATCTGATCCTCACTATCCATCCTGTTAAATTCATCAAAGCAATCAGGGCAAAGAAAAGGCTTTTTGCTATATTCCTCACCCATCTCCCTGAGCTCTCTGAGATCCTCAACACTGTAAACATCCCCGCACATCTTACACTTGCACATAACCTCTACCTCCTCACACATAAGCTACCGCTTTATTACCGTTACCAGCGTACCAGATACGGCATCCAAGCCCCTCACACAGGCTCTCTACCGCCCAGCTATCATCATCCAGCCAGAGAGTAACCTTGCCCTCTCTTAAGAGCCTGAGCACTAGCTGAGCCTGTCTGTAGAGCCCTTTTCTAACAAGCTCTCTATGAGCATCCATGAGCTTATACCGCCTGATCTTCTTTTCTAACATTATCATCTACCTCCAGCTTTTTTAGAGTAGGGGAGGGAGCTCCTCCCCAGCTCTTACTTTATCTCATGTACCAGTACTCTTATATGGAGCCTCTGAATATTGTACCCACCAGCTAAGATACTCTCTACTTTAGCTTTCCCGTTCTTACCCTCTACCCAGCCATTAAGAGCCTTACCGCCATAGTGGATATTACCCCAATCAGTAACCTCACCAGTGATAGCCTTTACTCTATTATAAAGATCAATGATAAAGATCTCTGCATCCCGCTCATTCTCTTTATAAAACTCTGCCTCAGATCTGCTAAGCCTGAGCTCCTCAGAATATTTGTAATGATTTCTCCACTCTTTATAAGTCATTTCCCCATCGTTGTACCGCTTTTTGAAAGCCAACATCATAGCTTTTCTCTCTAAGTCGTACTCAGTCCAGCTCTTAGCCAGCTCATCCTTAAGCTGTCTGAATACCTCAGGCATCTCAAAGGCTATCTTAGTTTCAAGCTCAATCTGTTTCTCCAGCTTAACCCTCCAGTTAGCGACAATCTCCTCAGCCTCAGCCAGCTTATCAGTAGCCCCTTTAATATCCTCCAGCTTGTGCTCATACTCACATACCGCCCAATAAGCCTCCCAGCTCTCATTATCCCGCTTATTCTGGTAAAGGGCTCTATCAGGCTCCCAGCCCTTAGCTTTAATCTGCTGGAGCTTTTTCTCCGCCGCTTTCTTATGCCTCTCAATGGTAAGTTTCCTTTTCTCTACCGTAGCCTCAGCCTTTTCCAACCGCTCTCTTAATTCCTGTGATTTCATGATCCTTTACCTCCTGTGAATTTAATAAGTACTATTTACTATTTCTTGCAAGCCTCTCATCAAACTTACTACCGCTTGCTCCAATGTACCATCAGCCCACTCCTCACAACCTAAGATCTTTCCGCTCAAATACTCATCATGCTCATTTCTAAGTACCACAAACTCTCCCTTTGTATCCTCCGAACACTCACCCTTTTCCACCGTTCCATCAGTGATAATAAAAGGAGGTGTATTCCCTTTATACTCAAGATAACTCCAGTAAATCTTTACCTCAGCCTTAGTAACTACTGCTTTCCACTTCCAGTTAGGATCTTTTGCTCCCAACTCTTTTATTGTAGCCTTAACCGCCGCCGATACTGTTCTATAATCGTTAGCCATTTTTAGTACCTCCGTTTTCAGTTTGTATCTTTTTGAGCTGTCTTTATTATATACCCCCTATATAAATTTGTCAAGGGGTTTTCAAAAAAAATTTATGCCCCCTATATAATTTCTCGAAAAAAAGAGGGGAGGGCTCTCTCACCCTCCCGCTCCTAGTACTTTACCTTTAATTTTCCCTTATAATAATCCTCTACCCAATGATTTCTATAAGATAGAGTAGATACATCATACCCACACATCTCAATCATATACACAATTTCTCTGATAAGCTCAGGATGATTTTTCACTAAGTAGGCTCTTTCTGCTTTTGCGGCATTAGGGCAAAACCAGCATCCATCTCTACCAAAACCTCTCCCATACAAAGGAGATAAAAGATTATACGCCTGTCTCTTATACACATCTGACGCT